GACATTAAAGACGGCTTAATCCAAGTTGGAAATTCTAAATTAAATGTTTTATTTGATCCCATTCCATAATTTTTTAACACATTACTCATATGTTTACTACAAAAAAACAACCGCTTTTGATTATTTGCTACTGCTTTAACTAAACCCATATATTGCAGCTCTTTTTTAAATGCTTCTAATATCTCACTATCTTTTTGATGCAATTTTAATGAAATTATATATTTCTTTATATCATTGTGCCCATCTGCAAAAAGAAAACCTAAAAAATATGCTTTATTCTGAGTATCAATAATATCAAAGTAATTTTGATTAAAAAAATATTTTCTATAATACATAATATTTTATACATTCCATTAATATAACTTCAATAATATACTATATATACGAATTTGTCAATAAAAAAAGAGGGTGTTTCCACCCTCTTTTTTGCACAACGTAAACTATAAAAAATCTTAGCTTGATAACCAAGCAGGAGTTGACGCAGTACTTTTCTTTGCAACAGCGATTGAACGAGCATTAAGAACAGCCTGGCCGATCATCTCGCCGAATAAGTAACCATATTGAAACTTACCAAAAATAAACTGGTCAGCAGGAAGCATGGTTAAACCAATACGTATTGGCATTGCACCTAAATATCTTCCCTCTGTAGCAGCAAAGATATGACCTTCAGGAACTGAGTAATTCTCAAGACCTTGCTCGTCAACACCAGCAGATACGAAAATATTTACTCCCCAAATATTAGCGAATATACCAGTCATAAGAACTTCTTTTGAAGTAACTGGATCATAATCGATAATATTCATATTCTTTTTGATGTCACCAAGTTCTTGACGATTCATGATGAATTTATCCACCATTAACCTGTGACGCTCAACTTCATACTGCAATGTTTCAAGAACAGTTTTGTTAACAGTAGATGTAACACTGATTTGACTATTCTCAATAGTAGATGCCTGATAAAGCTCACGAAGACCATTTCTATCCTCTTTGAGCATGATTTGGAACGTTGCTTTATCTTGTGTTCTATCAACAATATCAAATTGTCTACGAGCAATCTCTGCCATATTGATCTTAGGAAATGCTGTTACCCAGAACTCAGCAGGAAATACACGATTACCTTTAACAACTGTTTCAATAGTCTGACCGTCTTCTTGTATAACAAGAGCGGTAACATTTATATCCTTTTCATAAGATATAATCTGACCTTGTGCAACTTCATGAGTTTTGAATACCTGACGAATAAAACCCTCATAGTCAAGACGTTCAAGAATAAGAGGAATCATTTCAGCACCAAACTTCATTCTTTCTGCTTCATCTCCAGCAAACGCTGCTTCAACGATGCGCTGTTTTTCATCCGGAGACATTGCAGATGCGCTTCTCTTTTGATACTTGTCACGAGTTTCAGCAAACTTCATTTGCTGATTCATAACATCCTTATAGTCATAAGCGTTAATTTGACCTTTGGAGTCAAACATGTCTTCTTTCGAAGCAATTTTTCTTCCCCTAGAATCTGTTCCGCCATATGCTTTCGGATTTAAAAGTCTCTCATCACTGTAGAGAGATGCTACTTTTTTCTTTTCCATTTTATCAGCCCACATATTATCTCACCTCCCTACCTTATGCTAATTGCAACTTATAGTGAAGTTCAGGATTATCAGATGTAGGAACTTTCGTAACCACACCAATCTTTGAACCACCACCATCAGTAGCTGTGATATAGCCTGCGCTATTTACGTATAAACTACCCATTAGAGTATAAGCAACAGAAGTGTCATATACTAATGTAGCTAATTCACCGCTGTCTTCTAATGTTGCTGCCATGCCAGAACCAAGAGTCTGGTCAATACCAGAAAGATTTGGATCTGAATAAGAATAAGTAACGTAGATAGTATCGGTTGCCCCAATATCACCAGTACTTGTTCTTGTAATGACACCGTTGGTTGTATTCACTGTATAATCAGTTGTAACAGTGTATGCATCACCATCAGCATCAGTAATTATTGCTGAACTTGCACGAAGATTAGCATGATCTAAATAAACCAACCATGCAGTGTTTGGATCTGTTCCAAACGTTTGTGCTTCAGAAACTACAGGACGATAAAAGCTTGTAACTTTGTGACAGAAGAATATACCGATGATATTAGTATCATCTGCATCTGCAACCTTGAGTACAGGATTACCGCTTGCATCTTCAGCTAATTTTGCCACCTGACCGGCGATAAATTCAGCGTCTGAATCAACTTTTCTGTAACCAGGGTTAGACGCACCAGAAAGCCTTCTGACTGAGTTAACTATACCATTACGTCCAATGTCTGGAAGTAAATTACTCATAATGCCTCTCCTTTGTTATTGTACAATACATATATAATTTCATTATGTGAAATCACATTTACTTAAACACTAAAGTGTTCATCCCTAACAGCTTTCCAATATGCTGCTGATCCACTGTCTTTATCCTTATTTGCAGGAGACGCTTTAAATGGAACATCAGCACTTGCAGATTTTTCACGTTCAGCAGTTTCAGCAGTAACTTCTGCAGAAGCTTCTTTTACCTGATAATCTTTAACAAACTTTGCAATACGAACAAACTCTTCTTTACTCTTACCCATAAATTCTTCGAACGCTTCTTTCATTACTTCTCTCTGTGATTTTTCATACGCATCAACAAACGCATTATGAACAACCGCAGATGCAGCTTCTTCGTCAATCCCAAGTTCTACAAGATTAGTAACCATTGCAGTTTTAAGTGGGTTTGCAATTAAGCCTTTAAGTTGTTGTTGAGCTGCTAATTCGACTGATAACTTTGCTTTGCTAACAGCATCGGCAACGCTATTTTTTATGAGTAAATCAACTTCTGAAGAAACTTTTGAACCCGCAGTTGATTTTCCTTCAGTTTTAAAAGGAAGATCTGCTTGCCCAATTTCTGCATTAATGGTAGGATTTGCTTTATCCTTTTTAGGTTGATTCTTAATTTCAGAATTTGCAGTCGATGCTTGCTGACCTGCATTTTGTTCATTAATGTTATCAACTTTTTGTGCAGAACCATCAGAAATATTTGAAAATGGATACAACTGTGCTTCTTTAGACTCTTTCGTTTGTGAACGAAGTTCACTTAAACGAGCTTGGATTTTTCTTACAAGAGAATCAACATTGGCTGACTTTTCATCATCCTTTTTGTCTTTATCCTTATCCTTGTCTTTGTCTGAATCCTTGTCTGAATCCTTGTCTTTATCCTCTTTTTTTGCAAAAGGATTTTCTTTTTTGTCTTCAGATGCAGACTTACCAACACCAAGCATTTTCATTCCATCTTCTTTCGGAGATTTTTTCTTCTTTTTTGCTTCTTCAGCTATTTTTGCAATTGATGCGCGAGCTTTTCTAACTTCTACTTTTGCACTGGCAAGAATATCTTTTCCAGAATCAATTTTTGAATCCAACTCCATGATTGAATCAGAATCTAAATCAGAATCTTCATTATCTAATTCTGACTCGCCTTCATCAATAAGTGACTGCGCTTCATCAATTTTAACTTCAATCTCATCAAGGATTTTACCAA